ACACTACTAGTTCTAGTCTACTACATGAAAGATTTAATTGTTTATCGTTTTTGAATTGTTAATCTTAGTGCTAGCCTAATTTCTTTTAACTCGGCTTCCTTCTGTTGTTTTAATTTCATCAAGGCATCAATCTTCTTTTGCCTTGATATTTCATTAGCTAATGCTTCCAATACTTTCATTGTTTTAATTTAAAAAGTGTGTGTTATCCTCGCAACCTGACCATGTATTTTATGGTGGATGAAACCTTCAATAGCACGAGGTGAATGCTGATAGCCATTGCGATGATGCCAACTATCAGCCTCGCTAGGAGAACGCATTCCCTCTAGTGTTACATTCATAATATCCTTTGACCACTTGTGGTGTTTATGGTGTATGTAGATATACTTGTGCTTTGTTTCAGACCATTCCTTAGGGGATTCGTTAGCCATTAATAAAGGCAAGTCATTTTCTTTAGCACCATCACCATGCGTAGTACCAATTAGATTGTTGTGATATTGGTAATATTTTCTATGGCTTATTGATACGTCAAATGTAACATCCTCAGAGTTTCTAAACCAAGCCGATATAGCATCAGCTAAGAAGAACCCATTGGTATAATCGTGGTTAGACGGATTGAACACTACGTGTACAGGTGCAACCTGCATAAGAAGTTCAATGCAATCTACGTACAACTGTTTAGCTAATAAGAAGTTTGTGTACCACATCCCATCTGTATCCTGTGGAGTTCCACTTGTTGTCATTCTCTTTGGAGTGTCGATATGAAGGATGTCGTTACCAATAACAAACATTATCTTATCTATATTAAATCCTTTAGACTTGTTCAAGATACCATGCACGCCATCTAAGACACGCTTCACTGCAATCTGAGAATTATAATCTTCTCCTACCTCAAATGAAGAAGCTAGCTTTCCTATGTGTACATCAGCAGGGTCGACAACTAACAAGTGTGAGTCATCAAATGCTTCATACTTTACCTTAGGATACTTAGGAGAATACTTACCCATCTGCGAGATGAGTTCGTCTCTAATATCTTTTCGTAGCTTAAATCAGATGCGTCAATACCCATCAACTCTTGTATCTCATTTACTTTATTTTCAAAAAGTTTTTTATTTTGAGAATCAATTGTTTTGTCAACGTACTTAGACATCTCATCTATGTTTACAATATCTGCAAACTTAGGACCACTCTTCTTCAATATAGAACCTCTTATGGATTCTTTTAATCTTGATGCGTTATCATTATACTCATCTATATTATCAACTAAAGATGGGTCTATTTCTAAAAACTTCTTAGCAAAGTATCTTGTGTTTGCATTCTTATCTTTGTTTCTAGATAATTTTGATATTGCTTTCTTAGTAGATAAAGCTTCATTAAGTTTACTATCATACTCTGCATCTGCAAATATCTTAGATACATAATCAGAGAATTTACTAATAGAATCAAAACTAAGTAGATTAACCTTGCTAAATTTCTTAACTATGTTTGCTGCTTGCTTTGCAGTAATTTTACCATCATCAGCTATTCTCTTTACACTTGCACCTAATTCTTTACTAGCATTTGCAATTGCAAGCTTGGCATCTCTTCCACCTCTAGCTAAGTCCATCAACTGTTTATCTCTGAGTTTTCTCTCAGACATAGTTATTTTTTTCTCATCAACAAAATCATTAAAGTATTTGTCGAATTGGCTTACACCTGCTTCGGTCTCAGTTACAACACCTTGCTTTAATCTAGCTACGCTAGGAGCAGACTTCTCTTTTAATCCTACTTGCTTACGAACATCACGAATGATAGCTTCTTTCTGAACATCACTTGCATTTTTATATGCATCAGTTTTATTCAATAGCTTCTCTACATTGGATACTATTTTATCTTTGGCAATATTCTTTGATGTCTGTCTAGCAATCATTTGATTTGCTTTATCCATCATATCATTGTATCCGGGAATCTCTATCTCCGATACACCTTCCATCTTTCCTTCTTGAACTTTACTTTCTGCCATTGAGTTGATGCTATCTATAACATCCTGCTTTGATACATTATGTTTCTTAGCAGCTTTAGCAATAGCCTCCTGTAAAGTAATACCTGTCTTAACTAAGGCTTTTAATGTTTTAATAACAGCCCTCATTACAGGCACAGATATATTCATACCTGCAGTAGTCTGACCAAACTTCTTTAACTTATTATCTGTGTCATCTAATATGGTTAATAGTTTGTTTAGAACTGTAGCATCTTTAGTATCTGCTGTAAGCAAATCTTCTATACCAACACTAACAACTTCTTCCTGTGGTTTACCAAGTAGGTTATCAAATACTTTTCTTACTACAGGAGTAAGTTCAATATCAATACTACTACCTTTAATTTGTTTGTATATATTAGTAAGCCAAGTTTTTAATTTAGCAAATACACTTTGCAATTCAGGAGTAGGTGCTTTGCCTTCTCTTAAATAACGCTCGAACCCTCTTGCAAATTTTTCTTCTGCTCTAGTAGTCCAATTGTTATTTTTTACATTAGCCCATTTCTTTACAGCCTCATAATCTTTTGCAAATCTTTCATCTGTACTTGCAAGTTTCTCAAGAACATTACGTCCTAAGTGACCTGTTGCTTCGTGTGCCAATGTAGATATGTCAGCACCTTTAAATATATATATGCTAGCTTTATTATCACTAACAAAATCAATAGCACCTTTAGCTTTACCACCTTCTTCTTGGAAAGCTATGATAGGGTTATTGGAATCAGCTTCTGTTATATCTGTTTCAATCCATTCTCTACCATTATAATCTGTTACAACTCTAGCATCGGGACGCATCTTCATCATCAATGCATCTAACTCTTTGTACTTATCTACAACTGTTTGTTGGGTGCTAGTTAAGTTATCTTCAAAGTTTTCTTGGCTAGATTCAGTATCATAACCATCAGGTTGGTTAAAATATATAATATTAACTCTATCTTCTGTTACATATAATGTATCACCATCTCGTTGAACATCGTAAGCCCAAGATATTAATTCATCATCGTCCATACGACTAAAATTATTATCTAAATCTTCTCTTACATTATCTTCTATATCATTCCAACTTACAGTTTTTGCATCTTTATTTTTTAAAAAATAGTTATCTAAAGAAAATTTAACTATATCACCCATCCACTCATTTGATTCATCATAATTATCTGCTTCTTCTGCAGTAATATTATTAATGTCATCAACCTGTTTATCTAAATCATATCTTAATTCATCTAATCTATTATCAACTTCTCCATCTATTAACTGATAATAATTATAAATAAGTACATTTTCTTTAGGAGATACTCTTATTTCATTTCTATTGCTTGAGGTAACAATATATTCATCTCCACCATATTCTATAGTATCTCCTATTTCTAATTGACTTTCATCTGCTGCATCTATAACCTCATAAGGTGCATCACCTTTTTCACTAACGTACCCTTCTATTAATGCTAATGTATATGGTGTAGGAAATCTTAATGTCTCAGCACCTTCATCTGCTGCATGTTTTATAGCTTCTCTAAATAATCTTAGTTCATGTACCTTTTGAGATGCAACAAATTGTTTTGTAATAACACTAGTTTCTTTAGAGTTTTTAATTTCCTCTACTCTCTTCTGAGTATATTTTTTTACCTCTTCTTGAGCATTATTATATTCTTTTTCGTAATCATCTGTAAGTTCCTGAAGATTTACAATTTCATTACCACCAATATCCCTAGATAATTCATTAGCAGTTTGAACTAACACTTTATTTTTTAATTTTTGAATAGCAACATCAGGATTTTTTAAATAATCAACATCATCCTCAGTATCAATTTGAATTGCATTTAAATAGTTATTATCACTATCATACACCCTAACAATAACACGATTTCTATCTTCAAGAATACTTACTTCTTCTTTTAATTTATATCTATCCTTCAATAAGTTTGCAAACTTAGTATCAATAGGAAGTTGAAGTTTAGACGTGTAATCATTTATCTCTTCGGTTGGTATTTGATTAGTATAAATATCACTAGCTTTATTTTTTTGGAAGTAATCACTTTGCAATTCAGCTACGTTATATACCTTTGTATCTTTATTAAACCATCCCCTAATATGACCAAATAAACCTTTGTTTATTTCTCTTTCTGTACCATCTATTTTCCTGTCACTAATCCATTTTTCAACACTCTCTTTTGAACCTGCAGTACCAATATAACTAGCTATTTCATTTTCACCAATTCCTGATGGCATTGCAGTATCTACTGCAGCATATTGATTTGTACCGGGTATTTGTCTTAACTCATACTTTATTTCTTTTAAACCACGAGTATAAAAGTCATAAGGGAAATGACCTATTTGTCCATGATTAATAGGACTATTAAATATGATTGTTTCATCATCTCCATAATCTTGATTATCACCAAGTTTATCCATCCCATAATCAGAATGTGATGTAGTTTTAATCTTCTCAAGTTTCATAACCTGAGTGTCCACATCATTTCTAAACTCATCAAAGTTGATACGCTTCTGACCTTTATATTTATCGTAGTCAAGAACTTCAGCAACAATATCTTTTTCAATCTGCTTGCCACGTGACTTCATCATGTCGCTAATAGATTGAGGAGATACTTCTTTACCTGCCATTGATTTAAACTCAGGCATCTCAAGTACACCTAGAGTAACTCTTGTTATAGGTCGCTGTGGATTGGTATCGTCTTGATACAATACACCACCTACAGTTTTTAATTCCTCTAAGTTTCCTTCTTTTATCTTGTCTATATTAGCCTCATAGAAATTATCCTTGCCTGTAGTTTCTTTCCAAACTTTAGACATAGCATCTGTAAGAGACATCTGTGCGTCTATCTCTTCATTGCTCATTGGCTTTGTTTTATCTTTAGCAGATACCAACAAACCATCATCACGCAACTTAACTAAAGATGTTTTAACTTCCTCTCGCTTAGGGCTTAATGGAATTTGTTCTTCCTGTGTCTTTAAAGACACTTGTCCTTTTGCTAATTCTATTTCTTTATTTATTGCATTTAATTGACGAGTATATAAGTCAATATCTTCGGCAACATTTATATCAGTTGCAAAATTAAGTTTATCTTGTACTTCTTCTGCCTTACTCTCTAATACATCTAAGGGTTGTGTATTTAATTTATCGAAAGAAAATACTGTAGCATCTCTTTTTACTACTTCTTCTTTTGGCTTAACTTCTTCGGTAATGACTTCAGTGACTTGGTCTCCTTCGCCCACTTCTTGCAGTCCCACTTGGGGTTGTTCTGTGCGAAGCACGCCTTCATCTGTTGTTTGCTTTTGAATGGCATTGTCTTGTGTTTTTATTAATTCATTATTTATATCCTCAGCCTTCTTTGTTAAGACTTCTATCTGTTGGTCTATCTCAGGATGATATACCTCATCCATCATATTTTTTTTACCCTCTAGTTCTCTTATCTGATTTTGTACATCTGTCTTTCTATTTAATAATAGAATTGATTCTGCTCTAGCTTCACCAACAATATTATCAGGTATTCTAGCGTCAGATATTTTTGATTCTTCAATAACTTTAATACCATCTTTAAACTCAATCTCATCTATAGTACCCTCAGTTAATAATTTTTTTAAATGATTTCTTGCATCCTCATCACCTGCAACTTTATTTGCTGTAATTTGCAATGCAATATTCTTATCACTAGATGATGTGTTCTTTCTTTCTAAAGCACCTTGATATGCAGTTGATGTAACTAATGTAGGAGCACCTGCACCAACTTCTGCTATACCTTCTAATGCAATAGCATTAGGGTCAATCTTTTCACCTGAAGCTACCTGTGCAGTAAATTCACCAAATGCACCTAATGTTCCTTCTGTAGCTAAACCTCCTGCCTTTCTTGCTGCTGAACGTGCTAAAGTGCTACCACCTTTTGCAATCTTACCTGCTATACCTGCAGAGAATACATCTATTATGGCAATAGGCACACCTCTTTTCAAACCTGATATTCTGAATTTTTCAATCATATCTCTATCAGAGAATGCTTGTCTTATTTCTTCAGGATTTTTTAAATCAAACCCTGCATCTTTAATTGACTGTAATATTTTTTGAGATGTCTCTAGGTTTAGCCCTGCCATTATAGTACCTGCTGTAGCCCCTGCTATTGCTCCGGGAACAGCACCTATACCACCGATAGGTGCACCTGCTGCAGCACCAACAGCTACACCTTGAGGTATAGACCTTGTTGATGCTTTTATTTGAGATGCTAATGAATTTAAAATTGTTTCTCCTATAAACTTTGCACCATCTACAGGGTTATTAATTACCCAAGAGAAACCACCTTCAGCAAATTTCTGTTCTTCTTCAGATGGTGTATATGTTGCTAACTCTTGCTCTATACGTGCAAGTCTATTAACATCATCTTCAGTCATTTGTTCAAACCCTAAGTTTACAATATTGGCTTGTTCTCCCTGAAGCAATCCTTTATTCCACGCATCACTTACTCTTTTAGGAACTAACTCAGATGCTTTCTGTATAACTGCAGTACTGAAATTTCCAATAGGGTCATCGTAATTTTTTGATTGTTTATCTTTTATTTCTCTCCAAACCTTGTTTAGTCTAGGGTCTGCAAAATCCTGTATATCTTTTGTTTTACCTTGCTGATATTCTTGCATAGCCTTAACCATTTTGGAAAAGCTAGCCTCATCATATTTAAACTTTTTTTCCTCAGGTTTAGGTGTTGGCTCAGGAGCGACATAAGTCTTCTTACCCTCTTCTGTTAATACAACAGGTGGGGTAGTTGGTTTTTGTTGGAACTCAGCAACAGGTTGAGTAAATTGTTTACCACCTTGATTAACAAATTTTTGAGATGCTGAAGGAGTAGCAACCGATGCTGAAGGAGTAGATTCTTTTTTTTTTGGTTGTGGCTGTCCACTAGTAACCCCCATTAAATTCTTATATTCATCAACAGATTTTTTATATCCATTGCTTACAAATAAATTATAAGAATCATTTAATGCTTCGGGATTACTAGCTAGTAATGCTTTAAAATCATTTATAGATTTTTTATATCCATTGCTTACAAATAAATTGTAAGAATCCTGTATAGCCTCTTCGTTCATATTTATATATTAGTATTTACTACCTACGCCACTAGCCCCTTTGCTTAAGAAACTTCCTTTTTGGTCTGCTGTTAATGTACCTTCAAGCCATTGTCTTAAATTATTCATTTCAGTCTCAGCATCTTGAGCATCATTATTAGCACTTACCGTAATCTTCTTGTCTCCAAATTTTAATGTAACCTGATTTAATGGGTTATAGCCTTTGTTTGGTACTACAACAACACCTGTTCCTTTCAATAAAGCAGCTAGCTTACTTGAAGCAGCAGCATCTTTTTGCTGAAGAATATTAGATGGTATGCTATTTACATATTTATTAAACTCTACTTCAGGGTCTTTAACAGGTACTCTTCCTCCTTTTACTCCTGCAAAGTTTTTCTGACCACCACTCAATCTCATGTTAGGGTTTCCACCACCTGTACGTTTCATTACAGATAGAACATCATCTACACCATGAATCTCATTACCTAATTCATTCCATCTTTTAAGTGTAATAGTATTAGGGTCGTAGTCTATAGTTCTATTCATTTTATCATTATCATAAAGGAATGTAATTTTACCCGGAGTATTAAAATCAATATCCACTAAACCTTTCTCTTGTGCTAGTTTTGTACCAACTATTGCTGCTACTGCATCTTTCTTTTCTTGAGCACTTCCTGCTGTGAATATTCTACCCCAAGTTCCTACAGCAGTTTCTTTTTCTTTCTTCTCATCACCTCTACGTGCCTGCCACTCTTGTGGTTGTGGTGGTTCGTAATATTGACTCTTAGCTTCGTAATCCAATCCCATTCTTATTCTATCTCTTAAGAAATTCTCAGCTTCTTTTCTTTGTTCAGGATTTAGCTGTGGAGTTAATACACCACTAGTTGGATTTTCAGGGTCTGCAACCATTAATATTTTTTCACCTGTTTTAATTTGTGGGTCATTAGGATTATTTGTAAACCCATATACTTTACCACCTTTTGTTTTAATCCAATCAGTTAATATACTAGCTGAACTATTAGGATTTACAAGCAAACTATCAATGTATCTTTGCTCCATAACCTCATACCCTGTTCTAGTTCTAATATCTTCTATTGTTCTGATTATACGATTCTCCAATGCTGCACTAGCAAAAATTTCTTTACCAAAAGAATCAACAACATTTTTTACTTCTGTATCTACATCATACTTATCTAGTTGTACAGTAGATGCATACTTTAATGTATCAATAGTGTTATATGTATTAGGGTCTTGGTTTAAAACATACTGTCCTGTAACAGGGTCTTTCTGTGGCAGACCAACTGTAACACGACCATTGTTATTTATATAGAATTGTGACTTGCTAAAGTTTGCAGCGTTCTCAACTAGAGTACGAAGATATACTTCTTGCTCTGATGAAGTACCTGTCTTTGCTCTCTCAACATCTTTAGCATAATTTTCTTGATATGTCTTGGTTGTTTGGAATATTTTATTTGTATCAGTCTTTAAGTTCTGAGTATATATACTAAAATCTTTTGGGTCTAACTGACCTGACTTTAATAATCTATTCATCATCAAAAGATATTCTTGACTCTGAGTTGAATAATTAAGTATATTCTCATTAACACCTCTATCTAATCCTGTTGGATTATCTGCTAATGTTTGAAGAGTATCTTCTGTAGCTTTTTCAATATCGGCTTTTTTCTTTTCACGAAGTTCATTCTCCGTTTTAAGCATAGTGGTAAATTCTTTACCAATGGTACCCCAATCTACTCTATTCTCTACGTTCCTTTCAGCGTATTTATAAAATGTCGACATATATTTTTTTTATTTAATCATGAAAGGATTAACCATTTTACTATAGATGTCTGTGTATTGTTTATTTTGAAATAACATCTGTTTCTGTAAAGGCGTTAATGAACCTTTAAATTGTTTGAACTCAGAAGGTGTCATTTTACTTACAGCTTCTAAATCTAAATTAGTAAAATCAATTGGAGTATTTGCATTACTACCTAATAAATTTAATGTATCTGCAGAAACACCTTGTTGTTGAAGCGTTGTACTTCCCGTTACTGAGCCTACATTACCATTACTTGCTGCTGCAAATGCTTGATATTGTTCAGGTGTTAAACTCATTTTACCTAATGCTTGTTGTTGGGCTAATGGGTTTTGGCTAAATAATGGGACTAAGCTTATGCCTTGTTGAACTGTACTTAATACACCTTTCATCGCATCTGTTGTATTTGCATTAGCCATCTCTTCTGCATTTCGTGCAGCTAACTGAGCACCTGATGCTTCTTGAAGACTCAAGTTAGCAAGAGAATCTCTAATTTCTGCAGCTTCTGTTGCTGTGGCTTTATCTAATGCTGTCAATTCCTTACCCATTTCTTTAGCAATCTGCTGTTGACCTTCTTGCTGTAAAGCGTATATACGACCTACATTTTCTGCTGCACCTCTTTCTCCTTCTCTACCTGCTTCAATTGCTTGTGCACCTGCAGATATTAAAGCCTCACTCTCTTGTTGGTATGGTGTTTTTTGAATACCTAATGCTGCTGAGTAATTAATACTTAATTGCTTTTTAGCTTCAGCTATTGCTCTAGCTGCTTCTGCCTCTGCTTTCTTTTGTAAATCTCTTTGCTTACCTGCTTGAGCAAATGATACTGCACTACTAGCTGCACTAGTTGCTAAGCCTGCTATACCTATTACTGCTGCTGTTTCTAATCCCATTTTAAAACTTTTTTATTAATTCTACAGAATTTTTACAACCCACAATATAACCATTCTCTACAAAATAATCAACTAAAAATCTATTATTATTATTTGAGAATATATATTTATGTGATGTACTTTTACATATATTTGTTAAAGAGTCTATCAATAATAATATAGCTTCTTTCCTTTTACCTTTTACTCTATATTGTTTATTTGATACAATCCAATCAATCCAAGCTACTTTTGAATTTGTATTATAGATGAATCCTGCACATACAGGTATATCTCCATCTGTAATAATCAGCCCACCTATTCCATCTTCGGGGAGAAAATCTCTATCAGGAGAATCTAATCCCCAATCACTCCACCATTCAACTAAAGTATTATAATCTTGGTATTCTAATTGTCTTATATTAAATTCCATTTAGTTACAAAGATACTAAAATCAAGGATAACTTTTCATTACATCAGAACCTAGTTGGAATAACTCTATCTTACTCGAAGATGAGTTTTCAAGTGTTACCACAGCATAGTGACCTAATAGTCCATGCGATTCAGCAACAGAGTTCTTGATAAACATTATAAATGGTGTCTGTGTAGTAATAGGTTGTGCGTTTAATATGGTACCATCTATTACTAATTGGTTTAAATCGTTAGGTAAATCTACATTTATCTCTGTTACTTCACCTGCTAATTGTGGTATAGTAGATGAACCTTCTAGGAAATATACCATATCCCCCACACTAATAAGACTACCGATATATATCGGTGGTGCTACTGAGAAGTTTAATTCAATAGCAGATATAACTCCATCAACAGATTCTGTTCTTCCTATACCACTCGTAGAACGGAATGCGTATTCATCAGTCATTGCAGGTACTGAGCCATCATTTCTTATATATGCAAAGTATACCTGCTCTTTCTTTTCAAACCAATTGTATTCAACGTATCCTGATATTTGTAAATCTGTAATAACTTCTGCACTCCACTTATCATCTCCTTGAAGACTTAGTGTCTTGTATAATTTATTTTCCAATGGAGCATCATTCAATACAGTCTTTATTATTGACGGATATGTAGTGCCATAAAAATAGTTTCTATTACTATTTGAATTATGCAAATACAAATTACCACCCTTAAAACTATATAATTTATTATTCATACCAATCATATAGTCGGGTATGAATGAGTAGAAGGATACCCACCCCTCTACATTTTCTGCGTACGTTAAAGTATATTCACTCATTATATAGGACAAGTTGAAGGTGTAACATTCCCTGAAGTTAAGAAAACTGAGGCATGATTAGGTGTAGGCGTGACAATATAATCAATATATGCTGTCATATTATCTATAGGACCACTGTAATATATTTCTCCACCTGCAGATATATCGCATACTCTATATTGTACAATATTTTCTGAACCTGAAGCCCATTGCCCTCTAATTGTATATGGTAATTCTGTTATGAGTGGATATATAGTACCACTTTGAGGACTAGTAGTTGTTGCTACGTTTAATAATTCTACCATAGAGTTATTATAAACAATTAATCTTCCTCCAATTAAACCATTTAATTGCCAAGATAGTATGACTGTTTCAGCAGAACAATCTGCTTGACATTCACCTAGTGTAGCATAAATACCTGTCCCATCTCCGGGATTAACACATGAACCTTCTACACAATTGTATGATTCGGGTACACATCCCTCACAAGTTTGCTGTGGTAATAAAACTCCACCTACCTGTTCTCTAACAATAGTACCATCTGAATAAAATCCATCAGGTGATAATGTAGTTAATGCAGCATCTAAAAATACTGCAGTTGAACTTCCTAGTGAAGGTCCGTTTAAATAATATGTTGCACTTGTTGCCATTTTTATTTTATTAATTTAATTATACAGGACATCCACACTCTTGGTCTAATGTCAATTCTCCTGTTCCTGATAAAATAGTTGGTACTGTGTCTATTACAGCACACATAAATACTACTTGTGATGCAGGTACTTCAACTTCAGTAGGAGTCCCACTTCCACATAAATCATAAGAAAGTGTTGAGCCTGAGCCTGAATCTACATACATCCAATTCCAACATCCTTCAGTGCATCCACCACTACAACCACAGCACGCATCTAAAGTATCTTCTGATGAATAACATAATTCAATTGGTGTAGATTGTCTATAATCCCAAATCAAATATAAGTATTCATCAGTAGTTGATGGCATTGTAAAGCTTGCAGAGTATGTACTCGGTGCACTTGAAGTGTTTATTGGTGTTATATCTGTAGATAAAGATAGTAATGTATTTATATCTGCAGTATTATTTTCATACAGTGTGTCGCTTCTTAAATATCTAAACTTATTATAAACAGGGTCAAATGTAAAATTATCAAACCCAAATTTATTGCAGATAACTGTAACATCAGAGCCATTAGTAGGTATACTTCCAAATCCTTGAGCACCCGAAAATTCACTGTATTGTGATACTAAAATACTTTCTGTACCTGAAATAAACTCAACTAACTCAGATGAAAGTGGAGATATAAATCCTCCATCCGTATATCTATATTCATTATGTATGAATTGTCCTGCATCATTATCAGTTGTTAAACATATATTGAATACATTAAGAGTCTGCACTTGTGGACAATTAACTGTTATATCAATAAAGTCTACAGATGCTGTAGTTATAGTTATTACTGCTTGGTTTATTGAGTTACTTGATTTATTAAATGTAAGAACACCACCTTCAGTAACAGGACCTGTTGTATATGTATCCTCTCCGTATGTAACAGATATTGTGACAGCATCAACCTCATTAGGGAATGAATAGTCTATATCTACATCACCAACTAATTGACCTAAATTGACACAATATGTAACAGGGCTTAGTGTAGATAATAGTATTCTTGTTTGTGTAATACCACAATCTATACAATCATCTTGTGTTGGCAAACTAATATTATTAGATGAAAGAACATATTCATTCATATAAGGGTCATAAGCACCAAGCTTCTGAGTACCAAATGATTCATTAAATAAATCTCTGAACCAAGTACGCATATTAGCTTCAGATACAACCTTTAGTTGGTCGTTACTATATGCACTACCACGAAGTTGAAGCACTGCTCCACGCTTAGCATCGGTAAAGTATTTATCATAACCATAAGAAGCAAAGCTTTCAGGATTATTACTTATACCGTAGTTTTCTATACGTGCAATCTGTGTACCTAATACTTCAGGAACTGATGTGATTGCACCACCTGCTGCTGCATCAGATAGTAAATTCTTACCTGATAATACATAAGATATTTTATCTTCCTGTAGGGCTAGTATATCTGTCTCACGAGCGAACAAAATTTGTATTGGACCAAATGATACCTCTAAGTTTTTATAGTTCAGTAGACCTGCGTTAAATTCGTTTAGCTTGTTCGTGTTTGACTCACTATTATATACACCACTATAAGTGATGTCAGCAAATCTATCTGACTCTTTATAATCAAATGCAGAGGTAGTAGTTACCCTATTACCCAAGTTAAATGTTTTTCCTATTATTGAATCTAATATCTTATAACTTTCTGCTCCATTACCAAATGAAAAGCAGTTAAAAAAATCAGGTTCTATAATTGCTGATACTTCTGTAGATATATTTTGGTTTTGAATATTACCCTGATGATTACCATTATTAATTGCAAATGATAAATTGTTTTCAAAAAATACATCAGGCAAAGTCTCAGTAGCTTTAGTTTCAAATATAATTGTATTTAGTGCCCTGAATACTTCTATATCTGCAGTAACTCTATACGCTCTACTATTAGCATAATTATCACCTGTACAACTCTTACCTGTAGTAGTTTGAAGTATAAGTTGGTTTGTAGTGGGGTTTCTATAAAATTGCATATAATTTACACCGAAATTATATGTATTTAATATACCATTAAAGGGAATATATTCTATTGATGTATCGCCATCTATTGATAATCCTGTTGGTAATAATGCTGCTACATTTTCTCCATTAAACCAATCCTCCATATTATCGTAACTAGATAAAGATGTAAGGTCTTTTTCAAATATAAATCCTCTTTCTTCACAACGCCTACGTACGCCATTTCTTTTCCAAACTATATTAAATCTAATTAAACTCCCTGCAGGTACTGTATAATCCTCATACTCCCATGAAGGATTTAAAGGGTCAAAACCTGCACCTCTATACAAATTCATCGGATAGTTTAATTTAGCATAGTTACCACCCGAAGGTGCTGTAGCAGTTTGAGAACCCGGTGCTACTACAGCATCAGGATTTGTTACAGCAGAAAAACTATTAGGGTTAATCTTCATGTAAACACCTGCAGGGACTACTACATCTTCTATTGGTATTATAAAATTTTTAGGTTGAGATTCTTTTGCAAGAACTGTTGCATTGGCACATGTTTTTAAAGGTCCATCAGTATCAGCCTTAACAATATATCTATCTCCAACTTGAACTTTACGAGAATTCTCTCCTTGAAGATAAAACCAAACTTCATTTGTTTCAGGATTATTAAAGAAAAGATTTGTATATATAGTATCGTAATTTTCAGCATTAGCTTTGATTACAAATTTATATCTAGTAGCCCAATATGGTGGCTTTTGCGTAGGAGGTATTGTAACCTTTATATAATTTTTTGTACTTGAATTTCCACATGGAACATGTACAGTATTATTTGGACTAACCAATGCAGTAGTTGCACGATTATAATCATCCATATAAACTATACCTATTTCGTAATCTCTATTGCTATGTAAACTTTGTGTGTTGCCATATTTTTGAAATGTAACATCTGCAAATACTACTGAGTAATACTCATAAACTCTTTGTGTTGGTGTTACAACATCATCTACATATTCCATTGCAACAAACTGCAATCCAATACTATTGCTTGCAGGTGTTGTTATAATCTCTATACCTTGACCTACAGTAGATACACCACTTGCTAATTTTTCTAATGCATCTAAGTTATTAGGTAATACGCAATTTATTCTATCTGTAAATGTAACACCATCACATGATGTAGCAACAGGTTCAATATTTGCTGATGTACCAATAGCTAATTGGAACTCATCACTTGTTGCTAAATCATAAACAGATGTATAATTTCTTGGTAAGAAAAATGTGAAACCTTCCGATACATTGTCTGTTGTTTCTGTAGGGAATGGCGTATCTCCTGAAAATGCTGCATGTGTAAGTGTAACATCAATAGTTATTGATGAGCCTTGAATTAATTCGACACCATCTAAATCTATTGATAATACTGAATCTGTAATTGTTTGTGGTAAATCTATTGTGTAATTACCATCTTGATTTTCAGTAGTAATATCTGTAAGACCTATATCTTCAGTAATTAAATCTACTGTGTATTCTAGTTTTATAGGATTACCATTGGAATCAATTAAGTCATATCCTTCAACATAATTTCCATACATCAATCTATTACCCATTACTGTTTGAGCCTTAGCAAATCTAGGTACATTATCATAAAGTCTTAAAATTTCCGACTCAGGCAATACTGTAAATATTTTACTATTGGTAAATGTAAAAGGATAATTAGTATTATCTAGTAAACCTAAATTCGATTTATCTAGTTTCTCAATTACTTTAATTATATTACTACCTGCTTCTTTGAATAACAAATCAATACCAACAACAAGAGAATCTCCTGTATTATATGTTACATTTACAGAGTTAGCAAGGTTAGTCATACCCTCATTTAAGTAACTCTCTGTACTAAACTCAAATTGTTTAGGTATAAATGCAGGTTCTGACCATTGTGATGTTGCAGAATATTCTCCATCCTCATATCTATATCTATATGCAAAGCATATAAAATTATCTGTTAAGAAATTTTCTTGACCATTAGTTGCAAGAAGTGAAATAGATGGTGATTGGGTAGGTGGTTTCTTGATAACTAAAATAGATTCATTGATAAATCCATCTATACCACCTGAAGGATTAGCATAATTCTTAACTATGTTTATTCTTCTAGGTGCATTGTAATCATCTGTAAAGAATAATAAATTCTCAACTAAATCTACTCCTGTAATTAAGTATGTAGGGTTAAAATTAAGTGTAGTATTTACACCACTACCATCATTAATACTTATGATATGATATGTAAGAATATTACTTTTAGTATCTAGAGAACATATTAAATCTAATTTACCTGTAGGGCTTGAAGCAAAATTGCTATCGTGAACAAACCAATATATAGTTTCATTAGAACCATCCTGTAGAGCACCGATGCATTTAGCATCAGAACTAAGAGTAGTTCCATCATATTGTAACGCAGTTAAAACAGTATTACCTTTAGAGTTTTCAATAACACCAACTTCAGAAAGTTCAGTAGAACCCATCCGTATATTAAGTGCATCAATGTATTCTCCATTAGGTATAAGTCGTTCATCAACGACTTTATTCATTCGTCCTGCTGTAAAATTTCTATTAATGTTCGCCATATTATTTAATCCACTTAGCTTGACCTCTCAAATTCATTAGCAATCTACCCGGATGGATATTGCTCATTCTGATTTTTGCATTTCTAAGCAATGCAGATTTATCTTTTCTTGCTCTAGCTACTATGTATTCTTGTACACCTAATTTACTTCTTAGTATTTCATATTGGATATATGCGTAGATATAGTTCTCGAATAGTTTGTTAACACTAATCTTTGAGTTGTCTCCCTGCTCCATACCATCTGATATGTATTCAACGATAACAGATTGGTGTTGCATATCTGAACTAAAGTTTATTACTCCTGCTTTGTTATCTATTCTAAATGTAGGGTTAAAGTTAGCAGTCTCTGTATTTAATCCAAACCTATCTCCAATAGAATGTTCAAAGTACCATCTACCATCATAGTTATAACCTTCGGAACCATCAAATTGATTTCCTGAATTTAAGTATATACTTTTTTGTTGACCTACAATTCTATCATAATCTAATTCAGAATACTCAGGTCTTAATATATTTCCTTCCTCATCAAACAAAATCTTTCCTGTTTGGTCTTGAAGATATTCCTGAGAACTATTTAATTGAATGTTTTCTGTGAGTGGTCTAATCCAACCATCTTTATAGTAAGATATACGAACCCAATTCACATAATCAGATGGTAAGATGAATCTTAACTTGTCATCTACATCTAACTGCAATGCTTTAATTTCTTTAAACGCATCGTAGTTTAATTCTTGTATAGCACGTTTTGCGTGAAACAAAATCTTATAACGCTCCTCATTGTTAACCAATGAGTGATTACCACTATACATTAATGAGAAGTTATTTACAATATCGAAAAGACTTACATATTGGTAAGACCCCCAATTTTGATTCTCAGGAGGTACTCCTGCATTCTCGTAATATTTATATTGAGATATATATGCCATGTTCTATTCTTTTATTGTTGTTGACTAAATGTTGGTTGTTCGTGTTGTTCTTGAGCCATACCAAACTGAACAACTTCTTGCTCTCTAATAGATACACCACAGTATTGAAGAATCTTCATAGCTAATTTATACTCATCTTCTAGTGGTAATTCAAAATCTTGGTAGTCTAATTGAGATTGGTCAAACACAGGCTCACCATTTGATAGAGATATATAAGTCCACTTAGGGTCTTTAGGATGTCTAAAGTATTGTGCAACCAAAGAATCTTCTGAATTTATTGTAGATGGATAAACGGTTATGACTTCACCTTCCTGAACCCATGCAGGAAACATCTCACTAGGGGCTGTAAGCAACGATGCATTCAGCATAGTGATTCTACTCAGTGTTACTTTTTCAGCTTCTCCTAGATAGCTTAAATCTTCTCCTACGAGTTTATAGCATAGCACTTTATTAATCATATAATATGTATCACCTGTAGTTGTTAAGGTTGGTACATAAAATTTATTTGTATCTACTGCTACTTGTACCAATGGTTTAGTTTCAGAAAATGATTCTAATGTTTCTGAGATTGGTCTTTTAATATTTCCATAATCAACACCTGATTGGCGTGCATTCTCAGCATTTATAACTTTGTTATAGCTGCTAAAATATTCTTCAAACAACTCCATCTGAGCCTGCTTAGCGTACAGGTTAAAATCAGACGGAGATATATATCCGTAGTTGTTCTTATTCAGAACAGACAATACTGTATTTCTTACTGAGTTAATCATTATATAATGTTTTCACAAAGATAAGAAAAAAAAGAAAGGGGGTCTTGTGAACCCCCTCATCTTTAAACAAACTTAATTGTACTTATTATAAACCTAATTCGCCTTCCAACATACGAAGTGCATCTATACCATCATCACTTTGTAAGTACGATGTAACAAAGTACATCGGGTCTTCTCCGTATGGAACTGATAACATTTTCTTTTTGTTAGAACTCGTATTAAAAAATACTTCTTTTTTATTATTTCTAAACGCTAATAACTTGGCATCAAAGAATAAGTGTACGTTTGATTGTAACTTAACCATTGGGTCTTGCAATGCATTTAGGAATTGCTTTGGATGTCTCTTAGCATAGATAAGCATATCACGTTTTAATTCTGCTGTACTAATCTTAGATGTATCCTTACCAAACAATACACGACCAAGAGTCTCTAATTGTTCGACAGATAATTGACGTGCTTCAATTAAAGCATCAACCTCTGCAGTTAATTCTTCAACCTGTTTAGCTGCGTCTTTCTCCTCATTTACTTCTGTAAATACAATACCATTACCGGGATGGTAATATAGGAATTGCTGAAGCACAGGATTGTTTTTTGGAACTCTCAAGAAACCATCTTCAAAGATGATTGGTTCTAAAATTGCATTACCATCTTGCTCGTCTTCAAAAGGTGACTTTTGATTTACAGCATATCTTAATGGACGGTTACTATTAGTTGTCTCATCAAAATATAATAAAGGGAAACGCTTGTTGTTTTTTGAAGGCAGCATAAAAGATAATGGTGCTGCGTTTCTAGTTAATCGGTAGACCTTGTCTACAGGAGTTGTTTTTACTGACATTTGATATAATTTAATTTGATAAAAAAATAAGGGGAGCAGAATGCTCCACTCCCCTAATTATAAACTTACGCTTGGAACAAGAAGAAGTTGTTTGCACCTAAGGTACATACTGCTCTTTCTGACAAGAAGTTCACTTCCATAGCATCTAAATCGCTAGTCTGTGCACCACCTGCTGAACCTGTAATCCAAGTTTTGTAACGTCTGTCCTCAACTTCAGTTGCACGATAACGTACGTGTAAGAATGGACGCTTAGCGTTTTTACCAAGAATTTGGTCATAAACAGTTGTAGAACCTGCAGGAACTAACAAACCACTTTTTACAACGCCTGCACCTACTAAACCACCACGCATGGTTGGGTCGTTAAGGTATTTCCAATCTGACTTGTAGAAGTCATAACCACGACGGAATCCTGAGAAACCTAAGTTCAAAGCCATCTCAACATCATTATCGAATAAACCGAAAGATGCAGAGTTAGAAGAACCACCTGATACATAACCGTTCAATGAAGCTAACATATCGTCGATGTCGAAACCGAAGTCACGATTAACGAAGATTACGTTTTCTTCGATAGAACCTTGCTTATCTAAACGAGAGATGATTGAGTCGAAATCAACTAATGTAGTTGGGTTTCCACCACCCCATACGTTACCACGATTCTCTACTACGTAGAAGATACCCTCAGAACCTTTGTTACCTACTTGGTCGTTAACAACTTGAGTAGCAACACCTGAACCTGTTTCAGCAGGAACTGCTTCAATCATTGAGGTTTCTAAGTAATCCTCGAAACGTAAACGAGTTTCGTGCTCTGATTTAAGATACCATAAGTATCCTGTTGCACCATTTTCGGTAGTTACTTCAACCCATCCGATTTGAGCCATATCAGAACCTGATACTGCATACTTATCTTTGATGATGATTGGAGAGTTCTCGAAGAAGATGTCATCAGATTCCAAAGAACCTTGCATTCCGTTAACACCTTTCTTAAACTCAGAACCATAGATGAATACTGTTAAAGCTACATCGCCAAATACTTGACCTGCTGCTTCATAGTAAGCTACATCAAAAGTACCTGCTGCAACATCAACATCTAATACGATACCTTTGTTACCACCTGTACCTGTGTTAGAAGTAATGTAAACAGTCTGACCTTTACGGATAGCAATACCACCTGCCCCTGAAGGGATAAGGGTATCGTTAACTGTAATAGTAGCTGTGTCATCGCCTACTGCTCCACTAGTTTCACAATCTGTGTATTTAGTGTGTAAACGTCCTTGCTCTGCCCACTTAATTAAGTCAGAGTTTGAAGGCATCTCTGCTCCTACTAAACGTAAGAAAGATGCGATTGTACGATTACCATAACGCTCGAATTCTTTTTCATAAGTATCAGGAAGATACTGATTCATGAAATCGAAGTTGGTAATGTAATTGGTGCTTAAAGGCACCTGTTCTGCCGACGGTTGTAACTGATAACCGGGCGTACTTAATACTGAACCTGCCATTTTTTAAATTGTTTAATTGTTAATTATTTCTTTTACTTTTAATTTTTAGATTCCTACCTGAGCCTGAATCAACTGCTTTAATTTGCATTCCTCCATTATTGATGACCTCAGGTGCTCTACGTATATCCATGTCAATATTTTTGGCTTTACGCATATCCTCATCAATTGCTGTTGCTCTACCTTGTTCATAAAAGAACCTAGCGAACTTGTCAGGATTCATTGCTACAGAAAGTGCTTTGTGGTATCCTGCTGCATCCTTCATTAATCCACTCTCATCCAAATACTTATTAATAAAGTTCATTGGTGTTGATTGTGCTTTCTTTAATTCTGATGCATCTCCGGGAGTGTATACTACTTTGCTTCCATCTAAATCGAACTCAAAACCTTTGAACTCATTAGAGAAAACTTCATCAGTTTTCTGTTGGAACCATTGTACCTTACGTTCACTCTCTTCTTGATACGTCTTAGCCTCCTGCATATATTGCTGATAAGCTTCAAGTTGTTCCTTTGCTTCTTGAGAAACCCCAACCGTACTTGACTCAAGTGGTTGTTTGTATGCTTCCTTCTGCTCAGTAAAAAACTTTTTAGCTTGGGCAATCGCTTTCTTCTTTGCTAACTTAGCTTTCTTGATTGTTGAGTCATCATCCAAATCTTCATCGTATGAATACTCCTCAAGCATAGCATCAATATCATCTGAATCTAAACCTTCTTCAGTTACAGATAGATATTCTCTTAGCAAAGTGTCAGGGTTCATCGAATCAAAATCTTTGTTTAACTTAACAAAGTCATTAATCCCACGTCCTGTTTCTTTTTTGTATTTCAAAAACGCTTCAACATCAGATGGCAACTCATCTCTTTCTTTGCTAGAAAGTAATTCATCTACCGATGCTACTTGTCTACCATACTTGTTACCAATATATGATAAGATGTCAGCATCACTCATCTCTGCCTTAGCCTCAGATACTATCGCAGCATCTGTATTTACTTCAACCTCTTCCTGTTGTTGTGTACCTTCAATGATTGTAATCTCATCATTACCATCATTAAATTGTTCATCATGTTTCTGAAGTAATTCTTTTTCTACTTCCTGTATTGATTTGGCTTCAATGCCATCAATAGCTTTTACTTTAATTTCCATTTGATTTAATTTTTACAAAGTTATACAAAATATAGATATGCATTTAAACCTATCTAGGCTCAAATTCTGCCATATCAAAACCATCTAAGCTATCCTCGTTAGATTCAAAATCCATAGGTGGTAAATTATTCTTACGTTGGTTAATCAACTTAGACTGCTGAGTATTTTGAATACTAATTCTTTTATCTTTAGCTTTCTCCTTTTCAGTGTCTCTTTGATTAATAGCCATCTCCTGAAGACCCTTAACCTGCATACTATAGTCAAACTCTTCACGCATCAAGTAAGATTTTAATTCAGCTTCCTTATTAAGCTTTTCAATTTCAAATGAAATCTCTGCTTGCTTAATTTGAATTTTAGATTGAGTCTCTGCTTCAATCTGTTGCATTGCTGATTGTGCAGCAATTTGCTGAACTTGCATTTGTTGCTGAGCCATCATTGCGTCTTTACGCATAGCTTGCATATCCTCACGCTCTTGCTTTCTTTGACGTTTAAGTTTAAGTAGCTGATTAGCAAGTTTGAGATTTTTAATCTCACGTATGTCAATGGCATCTTCAAGATTAATATCACCCTTCGACAAAGCCATTTGTATGTTTCCTTCGAGTTGGGCTTTCTGTTCCTCATCAGGTGCTACCTCTATGAAGATACCAAAATCATAAATATAAAGTTCCTTGATTTGCTCAAGGATAGATGTATTATATTTTCCTATTTGATTTGCAAACTCATCTTTAAAGTCTGCATATTGCAATATATCTCCAACACGATAAGACAAAGCTTCTGCTAGTGTTCTATAAATATATAGACTACCATCAAGAATATGTCTTGTTGCTGTGTTAGAGTTCAATGCTGCTAACTTCTGAACACCAACCAAAGAGTTAGGGTCAAGGGTAGAACCATCTCTAGCTTCATTCAATCCTGTTACAGAACGAATCATATCTAGATAATGGTTCATATTAGCAATAAGCATTTGTGTTTTGCTAGCACCTGAGTTAGAGTTTAACTCTTGAATAGGAACTCTAGCGTTATTATAATCTCCATCTTGAGTATAGCTTCTACCGATTACACTACCTGTTTGGAAGTATAAACGTAAAGCATCCTCAGGGTTATATGCATTACCTGTACCTAAGTCTACTTCATTAAGACCGTCGGCATCAATGAATACACCATCAGGTACTACACGAGAAATAACTTGTTGTAGTTTTAAGTGGGTTAGCTGAATTAAATCAGCAAAAGGAACCATACGTCTTACCAATGATTCGATAACACCTTTGTACATACGAGGAGCAACAGCCACAAATTGTGGAATAGCATGCTGACTAGCAGACTTAGGTCTAACCATATTCTTTTCAACTTCCCATTTCAATAAGAAGTTTGTACCCATAACCATAACACCACTATACCAAACATCAATGGTCTTAGAGATTTTTTCAAAACCTCCCTCTTCCATCATTTCTTGTGGTGGGTTAAATGTATCGTCTTTCTCTATTACTTTAGTATTACCATTTTCATTTACTTTCTTTTTGTATGTAAATGTTTTGGTACTCTTATAATTAAAATATAATAATGTACAAGTGTCTCTATAGAATAAACTATTATTATAGAATTGTGCTACGTTAAAATAGTTGTACCAACTCTGACCATACTTTGCAATCTCTTCCATTTCTGCATCAGTAATATCAGGCTTAATCTTTCTTATCTCATTGATTGGTACAGCTTTAATCTCTCCCCAATAGAAACAATCCTTAAAGTTAGGGTCTTCAGTATAACTATATACTACGTTAGCAGGGTCAACATAAGATATTTTAACACCTGCACCCGGCAAGAACTCATGCTTAGCTATTGCAATACCAATAGTAGTTATATCGTAATCATATCTTTTACGTAAATCCTCATACTTATTAATATCAAATAAAGTATTGATAGCCTCCTCTTCTGCTATTTCAATAGCAGGCTTATAGTTGAGATTCATGTATAATGATAATTCATCATCAGTAGAAGGAAGTTCTTCAGGGTTTACAGTGAATGGGTCTACTCCTGTATTTTCTTTTATGGTAAGCAATAGGTCTTTAGCAACCATTTGCCCTTCAACCATATCTTGATATTTATTTCTTTTAGCTTGAGACATAGCATCTTGTGCGTATGCTTTCACTTTAAATAATCTATCAGACATTCCGTTAACAACAATGTCAACAAACTTTGGTAAGATAGGAACAGGTGTCCAATCTAAATTAAGATAAGATAAGTCACCATCAATAGCTAATTCGTTTTTATATTTAGCTATTGGCTGTTCACCACGAGCATACAATCTAAGACGATTCATATCTCGCCACTGATTGTAATACCTACATTGAGTTCCGTCTTTTCTAAACCATTCGTATTGAATAGCTTGACCAACCTGTAACCCAAACTCCTTAGAATCCTTTACAGAATCGGGAGCAAATTGCGTAGGGAAACCTGTGGCGTTTATATTTACTTTAATATTATCTTCCATTTATTGTAATTAATTCGCTTGTATCACCTTTGTTATTATACCTTGCAAAGTTAACGCTTATTTTTGATTGTTTTTGTTCGGGTAAATACAGATGTTTTTGGTTAGCCATAATAGCTAACCCCGAACTAATTGAAGCATCAAATCTTGTTCTGTCACTAATATCAAACTTAGCCCAATCTTCTAGTGTTCTAGTGAATGGCATAGTTCCTATTTCATCGGGACTTCTATATGTACCATCCATATCATACCCTACATACTTTTCAATATAGGACTCAATAGCTGACGCATGAGACTGTTTCACATCCTCAGATGAGTTAGGTATCCCTCCGAGTTCTCGCTCTGTCTGAGAGAGTTTATTGAAGTGCTTATCGGGTCTGTTCATACAGAACCCTCTATACCCTCTATTCTTAAAATGGTAAAGCAATCTAGGTTTGTTATTCTCTGCAAGTATTGGCATACCATAAAATACACAAGCCATCAATACTTCCTCAAAAAATATCTCTGCTGTCTGTGGTCTAGCCACATACTCTAAGAAGAACTCATTGCTAGGTGCATCATCCATATTAAACTTTGTTAGTCCATGCAATGCACCATTAGAGCCACCTCCACCAACTGTACCTGATATATCGTAAGAGTCACAACCAAATGAACCTATGTGTTCATTAGCAGGATACTTGATACCGTTCTTAACTATCACCCTATTCTGCAAACCTTTTGCAGGAATCCAACTAATATTAAATCTACCTCTACTATCAGGAGTAAATATAACAGAGGAATCTCTTATGCCATCCTTCCAATTAAAGTTACCTCTAGTTAAATGATGTGCAGTTATCTGTCCATCATTATGGTCTATCTGTTGGTATATCTTTGTTAGGTTAAATATAGATGACTTACTCTCATCACGAAACGCATGAGATGTAGTTCTTGGAAACTGACGATAAAATTCGTTAAGTGCATCTGCATCACTCTTTAATGAGTCCACCTCATTCTCCCAATAATCTATAGCCCCATTTCTAATCCACGACCCATCAACTCCCATTACAGGATTTTTAGGTTTCCTGAATACAGGCATACCATGTCTATCTATGAATCCCTCCATGTTCCATTCCATTGGAATGAATAATGCATATAGTCCTGATTTAGTTTGACCGTTTGAGTTTCTTCTTATAACATTAGAGTCTTCATATAAACTCTTATAGTTATCACCACCCTTTGAAAGTGCATTAGATGTTGAACCCATCATACACTTACCGATAATCTTACTACCCAAACGAAGACACGTCTTTGTAACACGCCAATTGTTTAATATATTATTTGGCTTAGTCCATTTACCACTCTCGTCATGTACGAGATGTAAAAGCTTTTCACCATCATAAGAGTTGTCTTCTGTGTTCTTCCAATCTATAGTGGTATCTAATCCCTCCATTTCATTATCATCAGACTCATGCATATTCTTTTTTGTAATCTTAGATGCAGGAATCCTAAATGCTAATTCGGTCTTTGGTTTATCCATACCATCCTGAATAGGTTTAAAGAAGAATGGTAATCTGTTTGCGATAGGTACAACCTTATCGGTAAACATCTTCTTAGCATCAGCACCTGTCTTAGATAAAATACCTAATCTTCTATTCTTAGATATTGTCCCTAAGTTTACAGTCTCAGATGAAGCCATAAAAGAAAATCCTGAACGACGTATCTTTAGATATGTCATACCAAAACATCTAGGGTCTGCTTTGCAGGCTTCCCAAAAGATAAAGAATATTCTATTTGCTTCTCGATAGTCAGGATAACCAACATCAATACTTGTCCATTGCAAGTACATATAGTGAGAACCTGTGATATATGTAGGGTCTCCATTATTCATGAACCACGCCCCATACTCACGCCTATCAAACTCACTCTCTATATAATCAACCCATTGATTTTTAAAATCAGAAGACATATCATTCCACTGAAATATAGATTGTATTTTATCTAGTTGATTAGGTAGTAATTTTCTTTCCCAATATTGCTCAGAGCGTTTATCGCTCCTCTTTATAATATCTTTTGTTACTAGAGGTAATGCAATAACAAGACCCTCTATACTTATTATCTCTCCAATCTGTCCTGTCTTGGATATAATAACCATATCATACTTTTCATCATATCCATATAACCATGTACGTGCTCCATTCTTTTTGGAGATTACATTTGATGGAACATAATTATCTAGTATCCTATATAAACTATTTACTTCTTCGTTCAGCAAAACCTTGTTTCGTATCTATTTGTTTAACACCACGCCCTGACATCTCAATGCTTTCTTTCTCCGATTCTATTCTAGTAAGAATCTCAAACGCATCGAATATGGCTAGCTTCTTTGTAGCTGCTGCATTCTTTAATTTATCTGCAGCCAAATCCCCATCTAAAGATTCTCCATTCTTTATGATGCTTTCTTCTGCAACACGAATAAGTTCCTCTACAGCACGATGACCTGCTTTTATAATTCTTAGCTTAATATCTTTTACATCTTTCTGCTGTTCCATATTATAGTACAATTGCTATTTGATGTGTGAACATTCTATAAAGCTTTTCTCCATCAACATTAAATTCATATTCGCTTTCAGGATGGAAACAAACTTTATCTCCATTATTTACACCAAGTCTAGATAACTCTTTGTTGGTGTATTTCATTACGCCCATTAAAGGTTCCTCCTTGAATGGTTTCATTATATAAGATTCAGTCGGTGGAATAGGTTTAACAAAACAATATCTATCGTGTGAAAACCAATCCCCATCAGACTTATATAAAAAGAATTGGTCGAACTCTATAAAGAATAAATCATCCTTAAAAAAACTCTTGCCACTCTTTTGTCTGCCCTTCATATCATTATAATATTTAAAAACATTATGATGAACTAATAGAGTATCGCCCTCTTTAATTGGTCCTTCATATCCTAGTGGAACAGATATAACTTCTGCCATCCTATTTGAATATCTGTGGTCTTCTTCAGATGTGCTAGTTATAAATTCAATACCACCAATGGACTTTGTATTATCATACCTCTTCCCTTTAATGGGTTTGGCTATAAAGAAGAAAGGTGATTTCATTTAAAATCTATATTATATTCTACTGATACAGGTACGTTTGATGTGAACTCTTTCCAAAGAACAACTTCATTATCTGCTTCAATCCATATTTGAAATGAGCCAAAGTTCTCTTCATACTTAATTAAATGGATTACATGGCTATCGCCTAGAACTTTTTGTCCTGTTATGTAATGCATAGCCCCTGATTTATAATCAGGTCCTATAGATATTTTCCTTATTATCATTTGATTCTATTGTTATTATACTTAAATTTGTATTTGCAAATATACTAATAATTGAATTAATGGATAATCAAATCAAAATACTATTCGTTGCACCACATCTTTCTACAGGTGGAATGCCTGCATTCTTATTAAAAAGAGTTGAACTCCTACAGAAGCACACAGATGCTTATATATATGTAGTAGAGTATAAAAACTATAGCAATGATTATGTCGTACATAAAAATAAAATTGATGAGTTAACACCAATAATAACTCTTGGCGAAGACAAGATGATGTTAATTGATATAATTAAAAATTTAAAGATTGACATTGTACATATAGATGAAATGATTGAAGGGTTTGATTCCCATAATCAAGTACCCGAAGAATTAATAAAAACTTTATATGCTAAAGATAGAACTTGGCGTATAGTAGAAACCTGTCATAATGTTTGGTTTAATCCAAATCGAAATAAAAGATTCCATCCTGATGCATATGCATTCTGCACTCCTTATCATTTAGAAACTTTTAAGGATATGCCATCATTAAAATCTGTTATTCAATATCCAATAGAAGATTTAAGAGAAACTTTTAATTGGCAAGATGCATGTATGGAACTTGAATTTGATGGAAGTAAACAGCATGTTGTTAATGTAGGACTTTGGACTCCGGGTAAAAATCAAGCAGAAGCAATAGAATTAGCTAGACAAATGCCTAATGTACAATTTCACTTTGTAGGAAATCAAGCTATAAACTTTCAAGACTATTGGCAACCACTAATGAAAGACTTACCTAATAATTGTAAGGTATGGGGTGAACGAGATGATATATATAAATTTTTATTATCTGCAGATGTATTCATGTTTAATAGCACATGGGAATGTAACCCATTAGTAATACGTGAAGCTATTAGTTATGGTTGCACAATACTAGCAAGAAACTTACCTCAGTATTGTGGTATGTTTGATGATTACATAACACCAATAGATACACCTAATTTAAAAGAACAATTAAAAGAAGCTTTAAATAAATATTATATTGATTATCAAATTCCTATAGGACAATCAGAAGAATTTGCATTAAGCCATATTGAATTATACAAAAGTATTATGGATAACAAACCACAACAAAATAAAATTACTATAAACACACATTTTGTTGGACAACCATTCCTAGAAATACTAGGAGAATCCGATGAAATATTCACAGTTAGATGGTTTGATGGTCACTATACTAAGGATAATTTAATTTATGAGACTGAAATAAAATCTAATAGTTGGACTAGGCTTAATCGTGAATACTATTCTGATTGGGCTGTAGAAGTTTTAGATAGCAACAATAACTTAATATATACTGATAGGTATAATGATAAAGATAAAAGAGTATATATTGCTTTTGACAGCAAGTCTCTTGGAGATACATTAGCTTGGATTCCATATTGCGAAGAGTACAGAAAGAAGCATGGCTGTGATTTAGTTGTAAGTACATTTTGGAATAAGTTATTTGTAGATACATATCCTGATATTGAGTTTGTTGAACCCGGTTCGACAGTTAAAAACTTATATTCAATGTACTCTCTCGGTTGGTTTTATAATAGCAATAAAGAACCTGAGTTACCTAACACAATACCTTTACAAAAAACAGCATCTAATATTCTTGGATTAGAATATAAAGAGATTAAACCTGTAATAGGATTTGAATTAATAGAACCACCAATAGATAAATATGTAACTATAGCTACAAACTCTACAGCAGGTTGTAAGTTTTGGTCAAAAGAAAATTGGCAAGAGGTGATTAACTACTTGGTTTCAAAAGGATATAAAGTAATTAATGTTTCATTAGAAGATAATCCATTTGATAATTGTTCCGTACCTGTAGATAAATCAATTAATTCAACTATAAACTTTATACTACACAGTGATTTCTTTATAGGTTTATCAAGTGGATTGAGTTGGTTAGCTTGGACACTAAACAAAGAAGTGATAATGATTAGCAACTTCACAGAAGCTGACCATGAGTTTAAATGCCATAGACCTATAAACAAAAATGTTTGTCATGGATGTTGGAACAACCCTGAGTTTAAATTTGATAAAGGGGATTGGGATTGGTGTCCAATGCATAAAGGAACAGATAGACAATTTGAATGTCAATCAGGTATCAAGCCACAAGATATAATTGATATTATTAATTCTCAAATGGTGGAGGAAGAATAGCAGTAACAGGATTAACTTGTAGGTTTATTTGATATGTTAAAGCTTCTTTCATTTGTGCAACATCTAATATATTTTCTAGCCATCCAATAACTTGTTCTTTAGTTAAGTCTTCATAGTTAGTAAATGTATTTGCATCAGGTGCACTAACATATTGCTTAGCCCATTGCTCAGCACGATACTTCTCACCATCAATTGTAGCTATTAATCTCCAATCAATATTGTTAACTACGTTAGGAAGACCATCTTGATTTAAGATAACTTCCATTGCAGTAATTTCCCAAGTGTATATAATTTCCATAATTATTTATTAAGCACCACCATAACAATCAAATTTATATGCGTTACCGGCAGCAGATGTAATAGTTGGTGTTTGTGCAATAGGGTCATCAAAATATGTTGTCACATAAGCAGCATTTAGAAAATAATCAATAGTTGCACCACCAAAATTAGATGCAGACACTAAAAAAGTATCACCTGCTGTCAATGTTACATTTAAAGTTCCTGTAACAGAACCTTGACTAACACCATTTTTTAACCAACTACAATTAGTCAAACCGCCAAGATTATTTATTTGTAATGTAGGAGCAGCAGCACCACCCTGCATTTTTATAGCACTTGATAATAAATGTCCCATTATGCACTTAAGTTACCAATCACATACCATTCGTTAGTACCAACTTTTACAAGTGTTACTCCTGTATATTGATTTGCTATTTTTAATTGACCTGATTTACTTCTTAATGTTACACCTGAACCTGCAACAATAGTTGTTTGTACTGCACTGTATTGAAGAACCTGAATCTCAGTTCCGATAGGGAATGCTATTGTTCCATTTGGTGGTACAGTTAAATTATTTGTACTCGCCCCATTCATCTCAACAATCTTTCCTGCATCAGATAAAGCTAATGTATAAGATGCAGTCTGACGATTAAACTGATTGTATATAGCAACAGCACCATCGTATGCAATACCCATGCGTATATTTGAACCTGCAGTACCTGCAGTGTAAAATTCCATTGTAGGGCTACCTGTAGTGCTTGCTCTTATAGCTGCGTTTTTTGTATTATAATCTAAATAAAAGAAACTTGAAGTTGCTATAGATAGGTTACCCTCAACTCTTAATTTAACAGATGAATTCGGTGTAGCACCAATACCTACATACGTACCATCATCTTGTATAATACTATTACCAATTGTGCTAGCACTTGTAAATTTAGTTACATAGTTATTAGTACCTGATACTGTAACAGATGTACCACTAGTCCCCGATGTTCCATTAACGCCACTAGTGCCTGATACTCCCGATGTTCCGTTTACGCCACTAGTGCCATTAACACCTGATGTTCCTGATGTGCCATTTACACCTGATGTACCACTTATTCCTGATGTTCCTGATGTTCCATTTGCACCCGATGTTCCACTAGTGCCATTTACACCTGATGTCCCCGAAGTGCCATCCGTTCCTGATGTTCCATTAACTCCTGAGGTTCCGTTTACTCCACTCGTTCCACTAACTCCCGAAGTGCCATCTGTTCCCGATGTACCATTTGCACCACTAGACCCCGAAGTGCCATTCACTCCACTTGTACCACTAGTTCCATCTAATCCACTCGTACCTGATACTCCTGAAGTTCCACTAGAACCTGAAGTCCCATCAACTCCACTTGTTCCTGACGAACCTGATAATCCACTAGTACCATCTAATCCACTTGTTCCACTAGTCCCCGAAACTCCACTACTTCCTGATTCACCTGAGGAACCTGATGTACCCGATGAGCCTGAGTTACCACTGCTTCCACTAGTGCCATTTATTCCACTTGTACCTGATGTTCCACTTGTACCTGCAGGTGCAGACAAAGATGTAACAACATAAGAATATTCTCCATCTTCAGTGTACCAATTAACAATGTGGGTTGTTGAATCATTATTGTTAAAGTAAATCTTAACAATCATTCTATCTGTTGCTGCAACTGTAGTATTTGGAAATACAATATCAACTGCATTTTCAGTTGGAACTCCACTACCATCCCAACCAATTATAACTGTATTTGTTGTAAATATTGAACTGTAACCAACACCTGAAGCATCAGCCAATTGAAGAGTTACATAGATTCCAATGTTATCATTAGACGCAGGCTTTAAAGAATGCAAAGTAAATCTTTGTATACCTGAAGGGATTAAAGTAAATCCAAACTCAGGTGTTAAAAATTCCTGAACTAAAACATTCTGCTGATTGCTTGTTAAAGTTTTTGTAATAGTTTGAAGTGATGCTGTAGTTGGTTGCTCTGCTAAAACTTTATATGGAGATATATCTGAGTTTTGAGAGTTATTAAAATAATATAACCTTCCTGAAGCTACTCCGTCTGTTCCACTAGTACCTGATGTACCCGAACTTCCTGATGTACCTGAAGTCCCTGTAGTTCCACTGCTACCATCAGTACCACTAGTACCTGATGAGCCTGAACTACCTGATTCTCCTGAAGAACCTGATGTTCCATTGATACCTGACGTACCATTAGTGCCATCTATGCCACTAGACCCACTAGTACCATGCGTACCACTAGTTCCATCAGTACCACTAGTACCGTTTGTTCCACTAGTACCACTTATCCCCGATGTACCATCCAATCCACTAGTACCTGAAGTACCATCAACACCTGAAGTACCACTTGTACCATTAACTCCACTAGTCCCACTTGCCCCATCAGTACCACTTGTACCATTAGTTCCACTAGAACCACTAGTTCCGTTAACACCTGACGTGCCATTAATCCCCGAAGTACCGTTTGTACCGTTAATTCCTGACGTACCATTAGTTCCACTTACCCCACTAGTACCATTTACACCTGAAGAACCCGAAGAGCCTGAAGAACCCGAAACCCCTGATGTACCATTAACTCCTGATGTCCCACTAGTTCCATTAAGTCCACTTGTTCCTGACGTACCTGACGTACCATCTTGACCTATAGCAGATATTGTTCCACCTGCTATGGATATATTAGAACCTGCAACAATTACAGAACCATCTGCTGCTAATATTTCTGTGGCTAGACCGTTTATTTTTACGAATGCATTGGCAAAGATGCTATTTGAAACAACAAGTTGCTCCATATCTACATTACCAATAAAAGATAAGTCATATCCATTGGTATTGATAACCCTATCACCCTCTAATGTTCCACCTGCTTGTAGGACTTCGTCTAAGGTTGGTGTAGGTATAACAATGAGACTGAGAATATCACCTATAGTGTAATTCTTAGTCTCATTTTCGTTATTGACCTCAGTACCAATAACCTTATCTTCGATGCTTGGGGTAGCATCTATAGGATATGTACTAATTCTAGCCATTAGTTGTTAAACTAAAGTTAAAAGGTATAAAGTTCTGTTGATTACTGCAAGCATTTCATCTAAAATGTTCTGTAATTCAGAACTATATTGACCACGCTCTGCATCAATAATCTGTTGTAGACCTTTTAAGTGCTCTACTGCTCCTTCAACTTTTGCTTCAGGGATAATAATAGCTAATCTTTTATAACGACCAAAGTAAACTTCAGTAAACTTGTCTGTTAAATCAAGAATATCATCATAATATCCTCCAAGAGCCTTGTGCTCTGCAAAAGAAGTTGTATTCAAGTGAGCAAGATGCATTGCATCTCTTGAATGAAACAACAATCCTATTAATTCATTAGGTGCTTTCATTTGTTTTTTGTGTTACCTCGCCTGTCTGCATGTTAATTACAGAGTCAGGTCCGTATTTATTAATTAATTCTTGTTCTTGTTCAAGCATTAAAGTTCTAAGACCATCACACTCTTTAAGTAAAGCATGTTTTCTTACCTCAACATCAGCAATTGCCAACTTTAAATGGATTAACGTCGTGTTAAGTTCCTTTAATTTTTCAAATTCTTGTTCTTCTAATTTCATTTTAATTTAATTTATACAAAAATACTAAAAACTTATGACTGATTTTCTTACAAGAATCGCCATGATACTAACTTATAAGCTACAAATAGACCTATGATACCTATCAAGTACCAATTACGTTCTACAGCTTTATCTTTTTTCTCCTTCAATTCAGCTATCTTCTCTTTATGCAATGCATTCTGAACTTTAAGCGAATCATTTAATATATTTAATATAGTAACCTTTGCAGTATTCTCTTGGTATACTAACTTCTCTTTATACTTAACTACTTGTGCCAACTTTTTTGGTGGGCATTGAACTAATTTATACACGATTGAATCTCCTGATTTAAAAGGAACTCTAATAGTATCTCCTTTTATTGTAATATAAGTTGTATCTATTCTCTCAACTATAACCGTACTATCTTTAATTGGGAATTTGTCTGCACACTTCTGTGCTAACTTCTTATTTGTCATACACGATTGCAAAACAAACATCACAAATAATATTTTGATAAGAGTTTTTATCTTATCAAGGATAGTATCGGGAGCAAAGATTAACATTAAGCCTGCCGATATTCCTACAATAGCATCAGTCCAATTAGTATTAATGAATACACTAACAATAGCTGCGACAATAATAATAGACCCCAATAAAGAAGTCTTCCAATGTTTCCAATTCTTGAAGTTCATAATTATTTTCCCTGACCTCTATACTTTTTTGTATAGAGTTTACTTGTTACCAACTTACTCGTACTCTTTTTAGAGTGAACTCCCTTGCGTCTAACTTTATTCTTAGCTGCAAATGCTTTTACTTCTGCTATTTTAGACTTAGCCATCTTTTCTTATAATCTCTAACTCAATATCTTTCTCACCTGTAAGTTTTTTTATTAACCTATCAGACTCTGAACCCAAAATCCAATTCATGATTTTTTTAATAGTAGGATTTGCTTTATTTATATTACGTTGCTTAGCAACAAGAATACATCCTTCACTATCTAAATGGGTATTACCACCATGAAAACGAATACCTTCAAACCCTTTAACATCCACTACTAATGGCATAATCTTTTTAAAACGATTTGAAAGTGTTAACTCAACTTTATACTTACCATAAGGTATAGCAGTCTGAGCCTTTACTTTCTTAGACTTAATATCAGCCAAAGCCATTGATTGTTTCAATCCTCTGTCTACATCTTCCAATGTATAACAAAAGAATCTACCATCAATTAACAAAGACCCTAAGGTCTCAGTTGGTGTAAAGAATTCCCTGACAAGTTTAAGTTTCATTTACTTAATAAATCTTTTATAAAATTTAATATACCTAATCCTACTAGTGTAACTAGAGCATAGAAGTATGACTTGTATTTTTTAACGTCACTCTCTAATG